ACTTTACAATCTGACCATTCCACTCGCTTCATGCGAATAGGGTTTCGGTTGAGGATAGCCTGCTTAGCCAGGTAATCCACCTCTCCACCGGTTGTTGTGAAATTAAGATGGGAAAACTCAAAAGTGCATTCACCTTCAAACTTCAGCGACTTATAAAGCGAGTAAAGATCGCTGTCGAATTTAAGAATGACGTTTTTATCAACGATTACACGGGAGTTTTGCAGATTTCCTGCCTGTGAGGCCGTTCCTGGTATTGTATAAGTTTTCTTTGTTGCAGAGTGGCAAGGGAAATAAACATAGCCATAGAGATTTACACTCTCCACCCATGCTGCAACAACGTTTGATTGATTGTAAGATGGCATAACGGTGATTGGTATCGGCTCAAATTTATCCACGCCACCGATCTTTTTCCATCCGTCAGGCTGAGCAAGAAGAATCAGCACTTCACTGGCAGAAGCACTCGGAGGGAGAATGGCTATAGGCTGCCCACTGTCATCCCAGCCAAAAATCATATTCCGGCGACTTGATACCTTTGGCACCAGGTTTACACTGTTTTCAGGAACCCTAAGCGTATTTCTCTGAAGAGCACCGATGTTGAACATCGCATGCTGAATAAGCATGGTCAGGTAGTCGAATGCATCCTCATGGACCTCTGCAAAAAATTTCCCCTGATTTCTTAAATCAGTTTCCTGCACTGCTGGAAGGTTACGAGTGATTGATATTGTAATGCCTGGCAAAACAGGAGATGACGTAATAACGCTTCCACCGGAAGATAAGCCAGCACCTGTAACCATGTAATCTGTCCCCAGGATCATTGGAGAAACAAGACCGTCAGCGGTTATTGTGCTTACATCAAGATCTGTGTCTTTAAAAATTCTGAAAGTATATGGGAATGATGTCGTGACTCCATTCCCGAGATACTCATTGTGGCTGATTTCGGTTGAGACTGTCATGTTAATTCTCCAGATAGTCGCAGCACCCGTTGCGCCGCATATCCGGTTATTCTATTACCCGAAAAACCACATATGGATAGACAACCCATAAATACGAACAGATATTACCTTTCAGGTGATTCGCAAAACGTGCTGGATAGCAAACAAATTATTTGCTACTGTATAAATATACAGTTATTGCATGGAGAAGATAAGATGCAGCAGTATCACTATCCACTGGAAGACGGATTTACCGAAAGGATTCACACGCCGGGAGGCGTCAGGTCACTGGTGGAGGGATCGCACTTGATGAAATTACTCCGGGATCTCGATAAGGATGGATTTAATGTCGATGGCCCACTTGCCGAACTGACTGCACTGATTAACTACGTCACCAGCTCGCAGATGTCTATGCAGGATCTGCAAACACATCTCGACTATTGTGCCGAACAATTACGAAAACAAACCAGATGAGGTTTGAAATTACCAAATGGAGTGCTTATATTTACCTTTGCGGTAAATTTACATCGCACTCCTCTTGTGCCATAGTAATCGGGCACTGGCAAAATCCAGTGCTGGGATTGGTCTCCCGGATTACTACAGAGTTAGTGCTACACTCATTGACGCCACATTGAGGTGGCTTATAGATGGAAATTTCACAATGAAAAAAGCATTTGCTGCACTGTTCGTTTTGTTGTCTCTGGTAGCTTCAACTCAGGCCTTTGCCGGTAGTTGTCAGCACGACAGCGACACTGCTGCTGACGGCTCCCGCTGCGGTGGGCGTTCTGCGGATTCCCGCCCTGGCGGCGGTGGTATTCGTTAAAAACAAGGCCGCGAAAGCGGCCTGTGACATGTCACGTTCCTTTTCTGAATGATAGCCGTTCGAAAAATGATGACATTCCACCGCAGACAATAGCAAAGATGATCCCACCAAAGAAGAGAAGGCCAGCCTGCCACCACTCCCACCGCCATACATCCACAGCGCCAACCATACCAACAATCGCTCCAACAAATGGAATATAGCTCACGATGAAAGCAATGGGGGCTGCAATTATCCAGTGCAATCCCCACCATGATTCAAGCCCAGCCATAATTGCTGCCAACTGAAAAAGACCAACGACGATATAAACAATGAATCCTATAGCTTGCATGTAGTCACCTATTTACCCAGTAAAAATCAGAGGCCTCCCCTCAATAAGGCTTGCAACAAGAACTATTCCCTGCACAACAAAGATGAACCAGCAAATAGCTTGAGTCTGAGGGTTAAGAAAATATTTGTAGCGGTCAATAAATAACAACCCACCAGAAATTATCACACTCAAAATAATTAAAAACACAACACTTCCTTATTGCGGAGTGACATCCTGAGGTCGCCACCAGTATGTCTGATTAAACTCTTTCTTCGAACGTTGCTCCATTTTACGCAAATAGCCTGGTGAAAAATACTCCTGCATCTGGTTAAAGATCATATGATCGAGAGCCGCCTTTAAGTACCAGAGATTCGCACCTGGCATCAAACCTTTCCCCAGCTTCACCAGATCACCACCAGTCTGCTCACTCTTCCCTTCCACAGCATTTAACGGTATGCCCTGAGCAATCTTCACTACGTCATCAACCAGACCAGCTACCGGGCCAAGCATCGACGCCAGTGCGCCGCTTCCGTACCTAGTGTGATCTGACAATAAAAAGTCACCGTAAAGGCCAAGACCACCACCTTTCAGTAGAGCACCAAGCCAGAATTTTGCGGCATCTTCTCCTGTCATCTCTCGAGGATTACGACCAGACGCAAGGTCGTTAAGTTGCTGCGACAAAGCGCCAAGAATGGTCGTACTGGCAATAAACGTCGCAATATATGCCGCACGACCACCAGCAGACGGCATACCCATAGCGCGTGACCAGTGACGCATAACCACCGAGATAGGGAACGATTTAAACAGGAAAACACTTCTCGTTAATTCACCTTTCCATGTTCCACGCTGAATACCAGAACCGGTTATCAGTTGCTCACGTGCTCCCGGTGTAATAACAGCCATATCAACTTCTTCAGTTACGGCACCGAGCAGTTTACGCATTGCCTCAAATTTCACGCGTTCAGGCTCACCAAGATGTTTAACTGCTGAATCAGGGATACGCATAATGCTTTCTGGTGTCAGCATCGTATTATTGCCGTTCCCCCAGTCCTCCTGTTGCGCCAGCTTCCATACGCTCCAGTCTGTGTCAGTAATCCCTTTGCTTTTCAGGATGCGAAAATCAGAATCATCGAGGCTACGAAGGTCTGGTGTCCGTGACACTACTTCTCCCAGGCTTCCCATCATGGTTACGCCATAGGCGCGCTTGTGCGCATCTGACCATGCTGTAAGCCCACTGGCACGCATTACCGCCGTTGCAGCCCAACGAGACACAGACGGCCCCATATTATCCATCGCCCAGCGGTTAACGCTGCCAAGTAGAGATTCCATCGCCAGACCAGCGCGGCGCGCCCGTGCAAGTTCTGTACGGTTCGTTGGGTCCATAGCTTCAAGCTGGTTGCGGAATAACTGGTTCATTGGAAGGTTGGTAACCTTCGCAGACAGATACATGGTTCCAAGATCAGAGAACGATGACAGCAACGCGGATCCGAGTCTGCTGGCAACCAACCAGTTGCGGATATTGTCAGACCATCGCGCGATGTGCGGATTCGCTACAGGCTGTGTCTTTCCGGAAATAAAGTTGTACAGATTCTCTGTGTTGTTCGCCAGCCGCTCGACTTTACCGGTTTTACTCGGGTTAGCTGTTGCCGTTTCTGCCTTCACCTGATCAAGAAGAGAGCGGAAAACATGATCGGGGTTTGGGCCATATGTTTCGACCAGTGCAATATCTTTACTGATACCTTCAAGGTGACCGACCATGATTTCCCATAGAGAGCGATCGCCATAAAGTTGCTGATATTGCAGATAGGAATCTGCATCTTTGAAATGTATCTGTCGTGATGCATTACCACGGTTAGCACGTGCGCCGGAAATTCGCATTCCGGTATCAGTAAGCTTATTCAGCCCACCAGTAGCGATCGTGTTATAAGCCTCTCCAAGAAATGCAGACAACTCGGCATCGTTCATCAGTTGTCCATCGGCTCGGGTATAATATTTGCGATCCAGCTTACCTATAACATCGCTAACCCATTTATCTTTTGATACCGCCCCAACCTTTTCCATAGAATGATGTTGAGGGATCCCCCAGTTTTCGAGATAGCCAATGTCCCCACCAGCATCATTAAACCGGCGGCGAAGTAGATCTGTCACTTCTCTCCACGCCTTAGCACCTTTTCTTGCTTTAGCATTGCCAGTATTTTGCCCTCGCATTTCATATACCAGGTCACGCACGCCCGCTTCATCTTCAAACAGGCCAAAAAAGCGAGGATCAACTGCTTCAAATGCCTCCTGCAATTGACTCAATGCATAATCACGAGTGGCTTTTGTTCTGGATTCAACAGAGAGGAAATTCGATTTACCGTCTGCATTAAAAGCAATAGTACGGTTAAGAGCGCCAAGTTTCCCATCAGCCCCTTGATAGCTATTGATAAATTTATCCAATCTCTGACGTGCGGCTATAGTGAGGGCCACACGACGTTTCTTTAATGCCGCTTCTCGCTGTAATTCTTCAGATGCCAATTGTGCTGCACGATACAACCGTTCTGATTCGGAAAGTTGTCGCCACGACATCGGGTCATCACGAGCAATGGAGCGCATATTTCGATAAATGCGGTCTTCAATGTTCTGTATTTCTCGCGCCGTTAACGTGCGCTGCGCCGCCTGCTGGACCGCTTGTATACATTCCTGTCTCATTTAATTTAACCTCTCAAGAAACACGCCACAGCAACATCAAACAGGCTGGAATCCTGTATTGCCTGCTCACTTTCCCTGTTCGCTTCATCCAGTACTTCACGCGCACTGCGCGATTGTGGATTACCATCATCATCCAGCACGGTGATTATCATGTCCGGAGATTCAAGCAGCGAGTCTTCAGCTATACGCAGATCAATATCTCCTGCCGGATCTGCCATCATTTTTTGTTCTGTCTGTTGCAATATCTTACCGGGCTCAAAAGGAGCTACTTCGTCTGGCGTCCTGACCTCTGCTGTTTTATAGAATGAAACAGCCTGAGCATTAAGTTCACTTTCTGCCTGCTGTCGCCGTGCCAGTTCTGCTCGAGCTTCAAAAAACTGACCTCCAGGCTCGTGCGGCGCCAACGCGTTACGGGAAAATTCCAGGCGTTCTTGTGCCTGCCGGATTCGTTGGTCAATATCGCGAATTCTGGCCTGTTTATCTGATCGAGCACGAGACAAAGCTTTACCGCTACCAGTTGGCTCTTCTGCAAGAATTTGTGCGCGCTGTTCAGTGAGATTGTCGATAATTCGTTGGCTATTAGCGATTTCAGACTGGTAAACCTGTCTATCGCCACGCGGCAAAAGCTGCGCAGCCTGTTCTTCAAGCAACCGATTTTCGATAGCGCGCGCCGTTACTCCATCATCTACAGATGACAGAGCCTCATTAACTGCCTGAGACAGCAGATTCTTGCGCCCAGGAATTTCACTGAAAGATGCAGACTCAACAATGCTGGCAACGTCTACAGGTCTCCCCTGGCTAACATCAGACATAGCTTTTCGCAGAGCCTGAATGTGAGAATTGCGCGAAAGCACGTTGATCGGCACGCCGGGAGCAATATCAATTTCAGCATGATGAGCGGCATTCGCCGCCAGTGCAGCATCGATATCAACTGGTGAAAAGTTTGGTGCGTTTGTAGACTCGCCGCGAGAGTTAATAAATCTGCCGACTCCACCAAAAGCCACCCCAAGAACAGCATCAATAGCAATTGCCTGTCGATCCAACACATCATACTGGTTAGCCATTTCGCTATAGCCACCATCACGAAGCGTTTTTGCAGTAAGCCCGCGCTGTGCCATACCGAACGCAATATTTGTACCTGCGGCATAGGCAATATCTGGCGTTGCACGTACTGCTGTTGCCGCGGCGCGTCGCACTGAACTTTCACCCGTCCGCGCAAGCTGAGCCGCCACACCTTCCGCTAGCGCACCACCAGCACGTAACCCGAGACTCATAGGGATCAGTGTTCCGGCACCAGCAGTAATACCCTGCACTAATCCCGCTTCCTGCGCCGTCCTGAAATCAACCCCCTGCGCTGTCAGTCGTTCAAACTCAGAAAAACCCTGTAGCGAAGTTACCGCCGCAGCACCTCCGACCGGACCACCGAGCGTTGTACCGACAACAGCCTGCCCGCCCATATCGAACAACCCATAAAGAACCTGCCCTGCGGTTCCGGTTGTCGCGGCATCAGGCGTCAGCCGCTTAACCTGCTGCTCTGCTAGTTTTCTCTGCTCGGCAATGTATGAAACTGAAGTGTCATTGAGCGAGGTGTTTTCGTTAACAAACTGAGCAATCGGGGATACGATTTTATCCATCCCTGCCCATAGCAACTGATCTGGCTTTGCCACCAGCCCGGAGTACAAACCAGACAATGCCGCTCCTACAGCATTGTCGAAAAAACCAACATCGCTGTTAAAGCCAGCTGGATTTGATGCTGCTTCGTCAAGCTGCTGATTCTGGTTTACTGGATTAAGGCCAAAGTAACTCATTGCGGAATATCTCCGGAGAATCTCTGACGCTTCTGTGTCAGATCAAGAACAACAGGAGAACCATCATCCTTCAGCAGATATCCAGTCCCAAGTTTTACCAGGTACTGACTATCGCCGTAACTTTGCAAACCATACTGACCAGGCGGTGTTTTTATCCCTGTGCCGACAACTTGTTCATTCCAAGCCTGATTAACCTGCTTATCGAATTGCTCTGCAGACATTCCCCACGGCAAAAGAACATTCCCCATTCCGTTATAGTCATGCACGCCACCTGTAGCTACGTTAACAGCCTGTTTCCAGATATCATTGTCAATTTCGCCTGATACCACGCCTTTTTTCGCCATCACACCAGCGTAATAGTCCTTTGCGATCTCGTATGCCATTGATGCCCCCTGAGCATCACCAGCAAATGCATCCTTCACCATGTCAGAAAACTCAAGGCGAAGATCAGCATCTTTAGGCATCGGAATACCTTTCGCATCATCAGTACCTTTACGAGCCGCCGCGCCAGCAAGAATTGTCTGCGCAGCGGTTTCAGGAGACACGGAAACATCCGGATTAAACCAGTTTTTTTCTGCCAAAATACCACCAGGCTTATCCATCAGTATCCCGGCAACGGCAGCAGATGGAGCGTTGGCACTGATCTGCTGTAGTGCTGACATATACACCTGCCCACCGCCAGTGCTTTGCCTGATGGTATCGAGATATGCTGCCTGTTGGGAAACGGGCGCATCACGAAAGAAAACACCGATCTGATTGGCCTCGTCTTTGGAAAAGAACGTCAGTGGAGTGCCATATGACTTGGCAAGGTCACTGACCTGAGCGGCACGCAAGGCAACGCTCTGTCCAAAGTTATCCTTATTGCTCATGTCGATAGGCTTTGCCTGTCCGGCGGCAAGAGAGAACTGCACAGGATCCGATTGCCGCTGCTTTATCACCTGATTTGCAGCCGAAACAACGTTGTCATAAAGAGCTGCGCGTGCAGCATACCCCTCCCCTGTCTCACCAGTATCCGGGCGTAATTGCTCAACATATGCTGTAATGCTGCTTGTCGGCATGTTGCGGAAAGAACCTATATACTGTCCGGCGATCTGCGTATTCTTAAACTCGGTATATCGCAGGTTTCCTTCTCTGACACCATAAGCTGCAATAAAATCATCCTCACCAGGTGGGTTAGGAAATTCAACGCCACGCATATACGCAGCTGTCGCATCACGAACCTGGCTGTCAATCATCGTTTTATATTCAGCCTGCTGCTGCCGACGCAGTTGATCCGCCTGTCGCATAAAACTTGCCTGAGCCTCAGGAGATGCCGCATCGAATGCTGCATTACCGGTATAGCGTTTGGTGTTGGTTGGAATTGTTGATAAACCAAGTGCTGCACTGACACCAGCAGTTAACTGCTGATCACTGTATGGCTGACTACCGTTCTCATGATGGATAATGGCTGCACAAAGCGCCTTCAGGGTATCAGGATTTGATGCATCGAGAGGCTCATCAGCAGAAACGCCAAGTTGTTCGCACACTGCTTTGATATACGACATAGTGTCATTTTTATCAGTAGGCGGTGCCCAGCGATTAATTATCTCGCTGACGGTATCGATACCCTGCCGCTGATACGACATCAGGTTACGCCCTAATGCACGAATCCCGTGCTCAGGTGTTTCGAATTTAGCAAATCGACCATCATCACCGGTCTGGCCTACCCACGGATTAGTTTTGCTGTATTCGAGATTTCCTGGGTTATTGTTGCGTATGCCACGGGCACGCTCGGAAGAGTCATTATCTGCTACAGCACGGCGAGCTCCAGCAGCAGTATCACTTAACTCGCCATTACTTTGGATGAATGCGGTCGCATTGCTTGCCGACCACTGGGACAATGCGGCATCAGCAACCTTCTCTTTAAACTCGATTTTCTTGGCCTGTATTTGCTCGTCGCTCCAGCCATGCGCAACGCCGTAATCCTCAATTTGCTGGAAAGTTTGCTTATTAGCCAATACGTATGCGGCGTTGTCGCCATACAATGCTGCGGCATTTTTACCATTGTTCAGCAGCGTCGCCTGAAGCTGGCCTTCTTCGTAGGCATTTATTTGCCCTATCTCGTGCCGCCCGGCCTGCGTAGTGAACTGAATACGCTGCTGCTGCGCCTGTTGCATGAAAGCATTACGAGCCTGTTCATCCGGCAGCGACATAGCCAGTTGTTCGATCTGAGCATCAAACTGCTGCGTATACTCCTGACCTTTTCCAATAGCATTTTTCCCTTTCAGGTTAAGCAAACCTGTTTCAGGGTTATTCAACAGATCGCTGCTTATCTGGCTTAAGCTAAGAGAAGCATCCTGAGCCATAGCAACATTCGCACGCTGTTTTGCCTGCGCAACAATACCTGCATATTGCTCTGCAACATCGCCAAGTACATCACCGACATTTGGTGTCTGAAACGATGAGAATCCCTGAGTCGAAATCCCTCTGCTCTGAACCTGACGGCCCGATGTTGTTGGTACAACTGGCATTATAATCCTCCGGGTAATCTGGTTCCTGCTGCTGCCCCGATTGGCGCAGGAGTGCTTTGAGTAAACGGACTCCACGTCCCACCAAACATCTGGTACGCACCGTATGCCTTCAGAGGCGCAGTGAGCAATGTTGTTGCTGCTCCCACATTCCCCTGTTTACGGGCTGAACTGGCTTCTGCTTTATAGTTGGCAGCCTGAACCTGATAACCGTAAGCCTCGCGTTGCGCGTTATTCACCGTCGTCAGCGAATCAAGAGCGCCAAACTGGGCAGTGTCGCCAAATATATCCAGCGCGTTACCTGTAGATAAATCAGCGCCGGTAGCCCCCATTGTCGCCGCCTGTGTACCAAGCCGCTGTCGGGTCTCTCTGCGCCGTTGCTCAGCTTCAGCGTTACCTCTGTTTATTGCATCATTTGCCTGAGCTGTGGCTATATCTGCGTTCGCTTCTGCAACCTTCGAGGCATACTTTCCCTGTTGGTACTGGGTGTATGCCTGAATGCCACTCATGGCGAGCATTGCGCCACCAGCAATAACCGGATCGCACATTATTTTCTCTCCATGTGAAATCTGTGGAAATTAAGACCAAGAGCACCATAAGGCGCGGCTTCTTCAAGCCTGAATCCAAGCCAGTGCAGCCATGCTTTGGCAACATGGTTTCGCTCGTCAACGTAGTTTTCCAGGCGCGGATAAACTGCCAGCATCAGCTGCAATACAGGGCGGCAGTGGCGAAGAAATGTCTTCTGATATTTTTCAATACGGCTGGTTCCGACCAGCCAGGGTGTACCATTGCCACCGATCATTGACGCCGGAGATACACCAAACATGGTTACCAGTTCTCCGTTCGCGAACCCTGACCAGGCCATAGTCGCAGTGCGAAGACCAACACGCAGCGCATCTTCGGTAGTCATCAGTGATACCGCATACAGTTCGTCAATATCAGCCTGACGAACATCCGGCAAAATCATCTGAAGATGCTCTTCGGTAGCGGGAATAATTTGAACATCGATCATCAGAATCCCCCAACAGTAAGGCGAGGAATAACGGCAAGAACAGACAGCGGCAACGGGTCAAGCTGACGGATTCTTACACGTCCGTTTTTGCCCCAGTTACTGTCCAGTTTCACTTCTACTTTTCCGGTAGCGTCATCAACAGGATCATCGTAGAACTCGAATTCACGCTGTGGATATTCGTACCATTTACCGCCAGGCGTAGTCGCCCAGATGCCGCGACTGGCATTCACAACCAGAGTAACGGAGGGGATCACCTGTTTTTTGTCCAGCAGAGTTTCCTGTCCGTTAATGTTGATATCCAGTGTTTCGAATTCAGCAGTTATTGGCAGGCCGATGTGCACTACAGCCCCCGGATATTCCAGTGTGACGGCACCTCCGGAAACAACTTTCTGTGGCTCAACATTCGCATCAGAAAGAATGTTTACGGTCTGGCCCTCAAGATGAGACAGGCCTCCAAATATCCGGCGCGCCATCTGCCAGTTCGTGGTGTCCACATTCCTGAGGGATGGCGGGACGTTCCTGTTAGCACGAACCACTACAGCGGTATTGCTGGTTACAGAAATAATGTCGCAACGTAATTTTTTTGACACTTCATCGCCAGTATCAGGATCGGTTCCGGTATAAGGAAACTGTAGTTGCGCACCAACATCACTACTGGTGAAGTACGCACCACCAGAAACACTGATTGTATATTCCGCGCGGTAATCCCATTCGCCAGAACCACCAGTGATGATCATCGTTCTGTCAGACGTATTTCTTCCATCATAGCTAAGGCCAGAATCAACAAAGAAAGCATCTTCATCGCTGGTAAATAAACGGCTGGACAGTCGCTCGATGTATCTCACTGTTTGCCCGTTAACGGTTCGGTTAACGACGAAATACACCGCATCTTCATTGCCTTCGCTGATACTGCACGTGCTTTCATATTTTCCGGTACTGGACTGTGGTGCCCATGCAAAAACCTGTTGATCACGCAAATAGGTCATCACCAGTAATTTACCGTCATCACGAATGCAGAAGGCGCTGGAGTAAGGGACAATCGAGAAGCACCAGTCAACAATGCTGTGCTTCTGAAAAAGATGATTGGCAAGGATGGTCAGGTCGTTCCCCTGATAGCCGTCAACATCGAATGAGTAGGCCAGATCACGGACAACACTGCCTTTCTCCTGGACGAACAGAGCAATATTCGCCACGGCAATTGGTGGGACATTGCTCGAGCCATTTGATCCCTGAGAGCTGAATGCAAATGATGATGGGGTTAATACTTTGTTCTGGTCGCCGGTGATGACGTACTCACCTCCGGAAGTCAGCGCCACCAACGAACCAACATCAATCAGGTGGCGGATCTCATTAACCTGACGCCCGGCATAGGTGTAGATAATTCTGTCGTCATCCTGCGTAGGATTGCTTTTGCCAAAATCCTTATAATCCCCAGTACGGCTGGCCCAGATAGTCTGAGGGAACGCTGTCGATGCGGCGAAGTAAAGACGTTGTTGATAATAAACAACAGTGCCAGGATAACCGTTAACACTATTCCAGGCATATTTAGCCCATTTATAGCTGGCATTATCCTCGCCAACTACCTGCGAAGGGATATAGGAAATCACCTCAGCAGTTGCAGTAGTTCCATTTGCAGCAGAGATACGGGCAATGCCAAAACCACTGTGCAGATACTCCCACTCAATGCCAGTATCATCATCACCGGATCCGCCCCAGCCATCCCATGATGTTCCTTCTGTATGCGAAGGGCGCAAAGTGCCTGTTTTGCCTGCTGTAACGGCGCGATAGTAGTTACTGTCTGCACGGCGAATATCGCCAATCGACGTACTCTTACTGGTTTCCCATACCGGCACTGAATCCACTGCAGGCTGTTCCAGATAGAACAATTTGCCTACCTGCTCCGCGCCAAAAATAGAGGCGCTTGCCGTTAACGTAATTGTCCCGGTGCTGTCGCTGGCATAAACCGTCACTGACTCGTCAATATTGATATCTTCAAATGGCCCGTTCTTCGTTACCACATCAACCAGTTGCCAGTTGTCATGCGCATAGCGGCGCAACTCTTTCGGCGGGTATGCCGGGTGAACCAGCGTAAGAACGTCGGCGCTTTGCGTGAATTTAATTCGGAACAGATCGGCTTCAGTATATGGCGTGGCAATTTCATAAATAACATTGCTGCTGTTCAGCACCAACGCACCATCTTTGATAACGCGCATGTACTGGTGTCCGAACTCCAGAGCATAGGTCTGAACAGTCGAGAACTGGAACGGGATCAGGCGGCATTTCCGATTTGGGTATTTGGCGGCACCGACAAAACGCGTACCAGGTCGATTCTCAACGCCGCCATACTGCCGCACGATAAAGTTATCGCACTTGCGCAATGCCACCTGGTACTTCGCCATGTCGATACGACCGTACAACGACGGTCCAATCTCACCACCGGCAAAGCTGGGCTGGATCCAACTGATAGCCATCAGGACAACCTCGCAATGGTAAACTCGTCAACCGGTGGCTGTGGTTCCTGTGATTCATTCTGGCTATGCGAGCCAGCACTAAGAATCACGCGATTGTACATATTGAGGGCAAACGTACCGAGGTCTGCATTCCCAGTCAGCGCCATGTTAATAGCTGCCGCAAGACGCCAGGCCAACGCCTCCATAAAAATGGCATCAAACATGTTCACATCTGAAACGCGAGATACATACTTGAGCCATGCCTGCGGCTGGTCTGTGTAGATCAACTTTCCTGTTCCGTTGGTGTCTGCACCAACTTCGTACTGAACGCGCATTGCTGCTGTTGGATTGCGTACACCAGGAAGCATAATTTCAGTAATGCGCAGACAATCGGACGGGTACTGGTACGCATATTCCCAGTCAGGCGGTGGATTGCTCGTATCTGCAAGCGCCACGCGTTTGGTAGCAAAGTTCCAGTCAAAATCAGAAAGCACAGCATCACGGCAGGCCTCAAAGTGCAGCGAACATTCCCCCGCTTCCTTGCTGGCTTCCGTCAGGCTGTTAATGCTGCGGCTGTTGCCAATATTGGACAGCGCACGATTGCAGATCTCTACTACAGAGGCCATTACTCACCCCCATTGCCGTACAGAGTTTCAGCCGCTGATTTTTCTACATCACCGGAAACAGGAGCGATTGCCATATCAGTGATCTGCAGATCGGCGCTGCGATTAACACCATCGTCAGTTTCTCTGGCAGACAGGCCTCGAATAACAGCCTTTGCAGTTATCATCACTTCTGTTCCGACGCCCTGAGGTTGCGCCTTCAGCTTATTCAATGTGTCGTTATTCAGCGTGATGCACAGCCCCCACGGGTATTCATCGCGAGTTCTGGTTTCCCCGCTCTCATCCTGGTAGCTGTCAGTGCCGGTTTTGAGGTTTACGAGTTCCATATACACTCCTGCAATAAAGGGGCCGAAGCCCCTTGTCTGATTCGCGAGGCTTACACGCCCAGTTCTTTACGCTTATCTGCGATCTTCTCGCGGAGCGTTTCGGCTTTGGCGTTATGGTGTGGCCTCTCGTTAAAGAGCAATTCGTACTCTTCACGGAGCTTATCCAGTTCACCATCATCTGACACATCGTTGATGATTTTGGTGCTGGTTGCTGCCATTGACACCTTTCCTGCAACTTTTGCTTTTGCCTGTCTGGCTGCATCGTTAACAGGTTCCAGTGCGCTACCAGGCTCACCTTCGTATTCGATTTCTGCCCCCTCCGGCCACAGAGTGTTATGGATATGAGAGAGGCGCAGAACGCGGTATCTTGGTTTCTCACCTGACATCAATATCACCTTAACTAGTTACTTTTGAGCGGATCGGATACGGCGTATTGGCATCAACATCAAGACTGATACCCGCAGTGAATTCGCCAGCCGTTAGTGGGCCAGTTGCGACGGAGTAGTTAACACGCAGATATCGCTGAACACCGGCAGGCACCTTTGCAGAAACAACTCGTTTACCTGCTGTCAGGGCGGTCTTTGCCAGTGCGCCACTATCATAAATAGTGGTCCATGAGCTGTTATTCTCACTCGTCTGCAACTGGATGTTTACAGTTGCATCACCGCTTGCCGCGGCGGCTGTGTTAACCAGCGCCCAAAACTCAAGCGGGTAACCCACGCCGATATCACGACGTTTTCCGTCAATTGGACCGAGATCGATTACGTCAGTAGAAGCCGCGGTATCAGTTACCGCCTGTGCTTCGGAGAACATCAACAGTTTGTCGGTGATCATCTTCTTTCTCCATTAGTGGGTCTGTTACGACCCACAGGTTAATAACAGGCGTTACACCACGCGGGCTTCTGTTTCCAGGAGCGCATCAGTTTCACGGATTGGTACACCACGGACTGAAGTCCACCACTCGCCTTCAGTCTCTTTTACGCTGATAGCCAGAGATGTTTTCTCCAGAGATTGCAGATCAAGAGCCTCGCCTACAGTGCGGTTCATGTAGAACACCGGGCGACCCATGCCACGGTTTGGGATGCGATGCAGTGCTTTAACCATCAACTTCGCAATATTTGCGGCAGAGGAAGGTTCTGAAAGATTGCTGACATCGATGTTTGCAATGCGAACAACATAACGCCAGTCACGCAGAGCAAGTCCGTTGTCCCATTTGTAATGGGTACGGTAGCCTTCGTACTTGCCGCCATTCACATCTTCCAGTGTCACCTGGCCTTTATCTTCCATCTGGATGCCAGCCTTCTGCCCTTTCGGGAAGATGCCATGCACGGTGTTTTCGCCCCACACCACTAACCAGATTGAGGTGTTATCTGTACCCGTGCCACCAGCATCAATGATGTTCTGAGCATTACCCGCAGACAGGCTGGAATAGCGGGAGGACAGTCCCATAAACTGCTGAGGGTTAACGCTGGAATCACCATAAAACAACGTCTGCGCCATCTGTTGATTCATCGCTTCAATAAATGCGCGGTCTTCAGACAGGCGGAATTCGGCGGTATTACCGTTCAGATCAGCCAGTGACTTATCGACTTCAGCATAGGTTTCCAGCATTCCAACGGAATCGGTGACCTGCACTGTGGTTGATTTGCTTGGCTGTACGCCATAGTTCAGCAAACGCCAGGTGGCTGAAGGTAAACCAGAACGAATGGTGGTTCGGTGTCCGGTAGGAAGGTTCCCTTCGACAAAAGGCATATCCTGAAGGATCGGGTTAGTTTGACCGAGAAGCTCGATAATCTTATCGACTTTCCCGTTTGGATCGACGCGCTTACCCCAGTCAGCCAGCGTTAGCGCAGTTAAGCCTTTAACAGCCATTGTCATTTCCTCTCTTATTTGCCATAGAGCACTTCGGCCGCACTACGCTGGCCTTCATTACCACCGGTGACCATGCCATCTTCAGACATCGCCTTTCCGATTTTCACGAACGTTTTGACCAGATCAGGGTGATTACCCAGCCCGGTGGTGTTCAGATATTCTTTGAGTTCAGGTGTCCCGAACTGGTCAAGCGCACGCTGTGCGGCGCTAAGGTTAGAAATCAACTTGTCGCCACCGATTTCTTTGTCAGCTTTTACATCAGCAGCCCACTGCTCGGTTGTTTTCTGCCAGGCTTCTGCCTGGCGCTGCTGAACACCTGCCAGAATCTTCGGATAAGCATCAACCAGCTTTTGCGCTTGCTCGTTGGTCAGGTTAAGTTCTCGCGCCACCGGCTCGAATTCCTTCAACGCTTCTGTATCCAGCTCTACGCCTTCGGCAGCCTGAAACTCGTACTTCTCAGGCGCACCCTCTGGTTTATCGCCGCCCTTTTTTTCATCCTGCTTATCGTTTTCAGGCTTTTTGTCATCAGCAGGTTTATCGCCATCAGCAACAGGTTGTGGCTTATCGCCTTCCTGTTGTGATGGTTCACCAACTGGAGCAGGGGTATCACCTGCAGGCGCTGACGGTTCTGACGCAGCCGGAGCTGCTCCACCATCGACTGGTTGCTCATTGCAAAGACGGCGATACAGCAAACGCTCAAATAAATTCATGATCACTCCTGTTCACTGGCCTCTTTGGCCATCTTCAAATACTGTTCAGGGCAATGCGCCATAACGCGCTGAAACAGTTCCAGCGCCAGATTGCGTTGCCCCTCATTAAATGCCATTGCCATAGCGTCCATCGGTGAGATAGCGGAAAACACACGGCCTTTCTCCAGCACCGACCAGACAACGCGACGCCCCTGTTCACTGCTCATGACAAAGCGAATGTCATCAATTTCACGCTGCGCCATGTCACGTTGCTTACGGGCGTTTTCTTCTTTCAGTTGATCGTCTTCGTAATCTGTCATTGTGATTGCCCACCCTGACCACTAACTGCATTCGCCATAGCTGACAAAACACTCGGATCCGAAGTTTTAGCTTCGCTTAGCGTCTTGGCACCCTGTGCCGCCGCCATCCCCATCGCCATCATTTGTTGCTGCTGTTGTTGCTGTGCCCGTTGCTGGCGAGCCTGCTCAACCTGTTCCTGCGGAACAATGACGGTTGGAGACACTCCAGACATATCAGCGAATGCATCGATCGCCTGATCAACGTTGAGTTTGTCGAGAGCTTCTGGTTTCGCTTGCGCAAGTTGACCAATGAAGTTGACCGTAGACGCCAGACTGGACAGGCCGATAGACTTCTGCGCCTGAGCCATGACGGAAATGTATTCGACCTTCAGGGGCATACCTTCCATCGCGTCAGGCGGTGGCGGCAGCATGTTTTTACGCACCATCATCGAGAAAGCGCGGTCAATGAGAGGATTAAGACATTCGTCGTTCAGACGCTCCAGTACCGGCCCCAACATCAGAAGTTTTTCTTCTTTCATTTCGATCACCGCTTCAACAGGCATCGAGCGGGTATTGATGTTCTGCAACATCATGAACAGATCGACAAAGTAGGCGCTGTTAATGATTTGACGAGTGTCCTGAATGTCTGCCACCAAATCTGCTGTACTGGGGTTAACCAGATAAGCAGGCCTGAAGCCATCCTGACCAGTAATCTGATCGATATACGTGATGTCGCCAGGAAGAAGGGAGGCGCGCTGATTCTTGAGGGAAGTCGGAGCAACCATCGGCGGATTGGTGGCTTTATCAATCAACTGCGACTTGCGCTTCTGGAGAAGCTGCAATGCCTTAACAGGTCCAAGCGCCAGCATACCCGGGCATGATGATCCATAAACATCTTCGCCGTTAACTTCCCAGCGCGGAGCCATAATTGGAAACTCATCGAATCCGGACTCACGCAACAACTTGTCGTTATCGCCACCAACCTCGTAATAAACCGATTTGAATGGCTTGTTCTTGCTATCCAGCTTCGATGTATCGCGGTCAATGTTCGGGTAAACCGAATGCATCACTTCAATCCACTTCTCGTAGGTGCCGCTTTCCCACATGCTTTTTACGGATTCGCTGACGTTATTTAGCCCGAACTCCTGAACAAGCTGACGAACAGTCATAGAGAACTTGCGAAAACAAGTGTCCACACTGCCACGAGGTGAGTTAGCCAGGTAGTAACTGCCTATCGGGAATGGCATTGTGCGAATGATGTCCTCGTCATCCTCCAGCACTGCCATTGCACCAGTGCTGTATGTGCCGAGGCTTCCGTATAACTGCGGCAGCGACTGATAGAGATTCGACTTATTGAACATATCGTTCATGCGGTTCTGCACCGCCTCAAGCCACAACTTAACAGGGCCATAATCCATCATTTCAGGATCTGGCGTAGCCAGGCGAAACCACGGACGCGCGGGGCTTGTGATGCCTGACATCATGCCGCTGGCGAGAGTGCGCGCCGCCATAGTCCCGGTCGAATCAATAATGCGTGTATTGCGTCGGTCGTTACGGTTGACCTCAGAAGTCAGAAAGCGGGAACCACGCAGGTTGATGTAATCACTCAACTCGCGCCAGTGCGGCTCGAACGATTGACGCTCGCTTTCAAGTTGTGCGAACTGTTTGTTCAATCGCTCTTTAGTTGTTTCCGCCATTTCAATGACTCCGGTTACTGACCAAGCAGCGTTTTACCGCTGGTATTAGCGGTTGATGTGTCGCCCTGAGAACCGGTAAGCAGCGTAGAACTACGACCAGCAGCAGCGCGACGGCGACGTGTTTCTTCGTCGCGGGCATCAACAACGGCGGCATCCTGCTCCTGTGGTGCTGCCTGAACTTCTGGTGTTGCAGGCACTGATGGTGAGCTACCCATGCACATATCAATGACTCCGTACGCAATTAAATTATTACCAATTTAACCACATATGATTTATTTATCGTAGATAGTTGACATTTAACGCACAAATTATTACCTTTTAGGTAACTAAAAAGTTCATTCCGGTTACTAACCTGACTGGCTTGTCGTTAAATTGAACAGGTGGAGTGAGCTTTTATTTTGAGCAGTACGGCGTATGGCACATGCGCCGATAGCGGTCTGGATACGTTTAAGGGGCACCCTCCCTTGCTCGAGCAAACGAACCAGGTAGCCGGAATGTGCAAGTCGAGCGGTTTTATTCCGCGCACGGGGATTCACCATCCCGGCGATTCGGTGTGACACCTCGGAAGAGACGAGGGTGCAACGATGAGAGCATTTATGGAGCTGCGACAAAGTGTGGTGCCTTAACAGGCTAAGTGCTCTCAGCGTTGTGGCATTAGCTCAGTCGGACAGACCAACCGCCTTCTAAGCGGTTGGTCGCAGGTTCGAATCCTGCATGCCACGCCAGAATCACGCCTAAGAACCGTGATGCCAGAAGTTCCAGGTGCTTGGCGGTGATGGTTTCCCTTGAAGGACTATCACCGCCCTTTTTACAGCAGGACGCCATTGCGATGACTTCATGCTGTAAACCAGTACAGCCACGGAAGGCATAACTCATTGCTTCCAGTTCGCCCGGTTCGCCGGGCATTTTTTTGGCGTGATACGTCACAATTATGATATCGATGCAGATTACGACATACATGAAAAACATGTCATAGTATCTCCTGAGGTTAATTTCGATTCAAAAAGAGGATGATTTATAATGATTAAAATCAATAACGTACGTGGTGCTAGCGTTAGCGTCAACGGAGAAGACTTCACTGGTCATCATATTACGATTAACAATGGAAAAGTGATCGTTGATGGTGTCGAAAAAAATAGCAATCTTGGCGGACAGATTAACGTAACAATTAATGGAAGCGTGGAAGGCGTTGAGATTGAAAATGGATCAGTGACTGTAAGCGGTGATGCACATTATGTGAAAACTATGTCTGGTGATGTCCATTGTTCCAATGTATTGGGAAATGTTAACACTATGTCTGGTGATGTAATCTGCGAAACTGTTGGTGGAAACGCCAGCACAATGTCTGGAAATATTATCAAGAAATAATTATTTAAAAATAAAGCCCGCCAAATGCGCGGGCTTTGTTTTATCCTCACCAGAGGATATCAACGACATTATCCCCACCAGCGGATTAAGCATAGGGATCGTAATCTGTGATGGCCTTGCCTTGCTGGTTCTGCTGACCGGGAATTCGCAGACGTTTCGACACAGGGAACGCAAACGTCAGCAGTAGCGCATCGCCTTTACCAGGAGAACGCCCAAGCCGCTCTTTGATATCTTCCTTCGGTTCGATAACGATTTTACCGTCCACTCGAACTTTGTACTCTGCCGCCGACAGGTCGTCCGCTGTTTCCTGGTCATCCAGCATGCCGCCGAGCCTCAGCCATGTCTTGCATGAGTTGAACATCTCCCCACGCTTGTTAAGCATCTGCGGGTCAGTGGACGCACCGCCGAACGGAACAAGTTGCCATGTACGTCCCCAGCCATCACCGATTGACTTCAAACCGGTTCCGTAACCGAAGTCGATGAACACCGCATCAGCCTGATACTGGTCTTCAAAGTCAGCGATACGCTTCGCCATAATCAGATCGTCAGTGGTCTTGTTGCCGGTCCACAGCACCTTACTATGCAGCCCCTGCCGCAGGTATATCACAGCGTCATCAACACCGGAGTATGCCGGGTCAACGCCGATTATCACCGGAGCATGTGCCACCTGCGCAGCGGTTATCACCCGTTTCATTGCCTCGTCAGTAAGTCCGGTAGGGATAAACTGCAATTCAGATGCATCAGGGAATATGCCGCGCACACGGATTTTAACGAAGTCACTGTCTTCCCCGTAGTCATCAACCCATTTCTGCAACTGCTGTTTGTTGGTGCCTTCCACCGTCCGGCTGTCAATCTGCGCAGTTTTCCAGCGGTGTTTATACTTGCGGAAACATTCACGGAATCGCCCGGTATTACGCGTCGGGTTTCCGAACGCCACCCAAATAATCTCAGTGTCTTCGTCCGTAAGCGCACCCTCGGCAACTTCCCACACCAGATCCGCAATGTTCGACGCTTCATCGAATACCACGATGATGCGTTTGCGCTCGTTGTGTAGTCCTGCGAATGCCTCAGTGTTGTGCTCAGACCAGGGGATTGCGTCAGCTCGCCACCGCTTGTCGTGTCCAGGATCATTGCTGTACATCGCAGTAGCGGTACAGGTAAACCAGTCTTTCGTGATAGCAAGGTTCGACCACTTGATAATTTCCGGCCAGGTCTTCGTTCGTAGCTGGTTGTCGGTGTTGGCGGTCACCACGACCTTACAATCCTCGCAAGTGGACATGCCCCAGTTGATCAGCATTGAGATGAATGCGGATTTACCAATACCGTGACCAGAAGCGCGTGCCAGCATAAGCGGCTGATAGCGCGTCTCTGGATTCTGCAGGTGATCACGTATCTCTCGGAACGCATCAGCCTGCCACTGACGTGGGCCGGTAGCATGTGCCAGTTCAGTCCCCTCTTCCCCCCACGGGAACGCATAGAGGGCATAGCCAAGCGGATCGTGAGTGAACCCTGCAATATCCTCGATCAACTGCTCTTCAGGAGATAACGCTGTATCTTTCACTGATTACCATCCTGACGTTCTTTGAGTCGCTTCCTGGCTGCTGCTATGCGATCAGCAATTGTCACATTCACATTAACATCCAGACGTTCTTTGAACGCGTTGACATCAACATGCTTACCAATCAGCTCAAGGTTCTTCACCTTGTCAGGCCATTTAATTTTTTTGAGGATTGTCTCTATCGAATCCTCGTTCATGTTCATGATGGTCGATGACAGATCAAAGCCACTAAGCGTAGTGCGCCAGATTTTCGGCCACTCACGGATTGGTTTAAGGCTCCCATCGTCGTTGAGGATGTCGATCACGTCCATCTGGTCGATCTCCACCAGGCGCATGAGAACGTAATCAGCACTGACGCGCATTCGTTTGTTGCGCTCCTCCATCAACTCGGCAATCCGTTTTTGAATGCGTTCATCGCGCATCATGACACTGGCTTTAACTGCCGCTGTATTTGGGGAGAATCCTGCGTTAATCGCTGCCTGAGTCTGGTTTTCAGGCGTTTTGATGTATGACTGGCAATAAGCCTCCTGCATTGCTGTTAGTGGCTTAAATTGCGTTGATTTGCGTTTATAGGTTTTAGGTTCAGTAGGCATCATAACCACCGTGGTAATAGTTACCGTTGTGGTAATAGTACCATGCAAAATAAAGCCGCCATAGTTGGCGGCAGTATTCAAAACACATCAAATTCATCATGCATAATCTACTCGTGACATGTCACACTATTAATTTCGTTTCATGCCAGCCTTTAGTCACCCAGCATTGCGAGTCACCATTGCACGGGCATGAATTAACTGGAACTCTCTCGCCGCACTTACCGCAACGTTTTCTGCTGATCGATTTTATACGCCCGCGCACGCGTGCATCATCCTGGCGGATCAGTGACGCTATATACTCACCAAATTCGTAAGGCGCACGCCCGGGGCGACGCGTGGCACAGTTACGCTCTAGCATTTCAATTTCCTGAGCATCAAGCACAATCTCCAGCTTACGCACACCAGATGCAGCTTGTCTGGCTCTCTGAGCGGCTTTGCGCTCTGCTGCTGATTTAGCCATCAATATTTACCTTTATCGCGAACACCTTTACCGGTTTATCGCCGAAGTGCGGATGTGTGATTGTCTTGATTTCATATCCGTCATACGGGACGTCAATTCTGCGACTGAAGTCGTCGCGCTTCGGATATCCCTTTGTGATAATCAGGCGGTCATACTTACGGTTAACGAAGCGCTTATTCCAGTAGTCATTACACAGGCGATATTCTTCTGTTTTCTCTCCACGAATCATGGCATCGAAGTATTCACCTTTGACGGCAAGTTGCAGGTTAGCCATTACCTCACCTCCAGTCTCCATACCGCCTGACCAATCCGGCTGGCATGGGTATCTTTGGATACTGTTCCGTCTTTAGCCAGCTCCATAAGAATTTTGCGCAAATCTGCCGAACGCCATTCTTCATCAGGAAATTCCTTCTCCATTGCCAACCGCAGATTCCAGGTTGCCATCCTGAATGGATATTCCCCGCCGAGAGCTTTATCTTGCAGGGCAGCCCGGGAACGCATCACCTGCAAAACCTTCTCTTTTACATCCATCATTTCGCCTCCTGCGGCGGTTCTGGTAGCGGCATCCAGAACAAGGCGTTCCCTAACCACGATAAAGTGCCGTCGCTCAACTCCACGTATTCCCCTTGTACCTGTCCTGCCATATACTCGCCGTGCTTTGAATAAATTAAAATCCAATCATCTTGAGCGGGCATTCGCTCACTACAGCTTATCCAACCATCCGGAGTTACCGGAAGCGAGAACGGCAGCACATCTCTGTGAACAAGTTTTTGCTGTGACAGGTTATCCAGAACTTTCTGTACTGCTGCATCACCGAATACACCAAGCGCATCTGCCATAACTCCTACAACCTGATAAGCCTCAGCGCATACCGTGGATAAACCATCCGGAGTTACCGGAGAGTTGCCATTTACCAAGTCAGCTCGAACATATAGCGTGTCATCATGGTGCTGATTGTGGCCGCACCACGTTAATTCGCTTAACTCGCCATCTTCTGGCCATACTCCAGCCGTTTGCAGCCAGATATGGGCTGGCGCATCCTGGCAAGGTGTATTAACTGGCAACTTGTAAGTTTGGCTTACAGGCTGGCTACCCTGAAGCATGGCGGCGCGGCAGGCGTTCCAGCCTCTAACCTCTGCAATAGCGGCAACAGCATCAACCGCGTACATGCTAAGAGGATTAGGCATTGGTTTTTCTTCCGGTACTACTGGCACTGGAGGGGTGGCGTAGAGTGGAACTCCTCCCCCTCCACCAGAAAATTCATTGCGAGCGTTATACTCACGACCATCTGCGTCATCACGCATCCACGCCGCCGGCTCTGCTTCCAGCGATGCCAGCACGATACGCGCCAGCTCACGCACAACTTCCGGCGGCGCGTAACGGTCATTCAGGTCATCCCACAGACGTAGCATGTTATCGCTACCAGGGTGAACATCCTCGTTAGTTCCGGCAAGCGCACTAATAACCTCATCGGCTGCCTCAATAATTTTCAGAGCTTGTTCTCTGGTAATAGTGGTCATTTGTTAATCCTCAAAACTTTATGCCCGGGCGCAAAAGCACGCGTTTTGTCTTTGCTTATTCGCCACCCATCTTTACGTGCCTCTTTTGCACAGCCAGCCCATGACGTACCGATATACTCACCAAAATCTGGCGACTGATATTTGCCATCCGTACACTGGCGGCAATCACAATAGAGATGCATGGTGTAACTTGCGGCAATACTCATTCAGCCTCCTTTGATGCCTGTGTTTACAACCAGGCAGGCTTCCTTGAGTAGCCAGTCAATAGCGTCTTTCCATGCTCCGGTTTCAACTGGCGGATTCTCACGCCGTACCTGTTCATAAAAGCGCACAGCTTTAACCAGCCCTTCTGATGACACCGGGGCTGGCGGGGCCGTGAATAACGCCTGAATTTCATAGTTCGGTCTGTCGTTACAATCTTCTTTTGTCGGGGCATATTTCCAGTCACCAAACCACGACTTACCCTGAGAGTCCGTAACGCCTTTTTTCACGTAGCGATACCGCCATGCAACTGGTTTTGCCTGCCCTGCCGTTTCATGCCCTTCCTGATAATTAATCTCACTCATTCATCGCCCCACTCATCACAATATGCTTCGACCGGAGTTTTTCCTGCTTCATAATCATCACGCCATGCTTCAGCATCAGCGGCACTTCCACCGCGTAACTCTGCATAATCCATTAACAGTTCATGCCATTCTTCAAAACTGGCGTTATATTTAGTTGAACCAAAATCAGCCATTTTGCTCTTCCTCTTCGTCTTTTATTTCGTGATATGAGTAATTGCAGTAGTTAAAGAAAATTTCTTTTGCTTCGTCCTTTATTTCATCTGGTGTCGCATCATCATCCACTTCGAATACATCTTCAAAATCTCCACCAGCTATTCCCGTTTCAATAATTATTTTGAACTTTCGCATTTCATTACCGCCCTTTCGGGCGGCCTCCTGACATTAATCGTTGTGATAACTCATAG